CTGGTATCGAGAAACTATACTAAAATATGAGGAGAGAGACAGAATGAGAGAATTTAAGGTAAGGATGCCCATTCATGTAGAGCTAGGAAAGAAGAAGATAAGAAAATATTATCTTAATCTAAATATCTTCAGGTTACAGGTAGGGCACTTAATAAATAACATAAAGAAGGAGTATCATAGGATAGCAGCTCCTTTAATACCTAAAGTTAAGTATAAAAACATATCATTAGAGTATACACTATACCTCCCCAACCGTTTAGGTAGGGATGTCAGTAATGTTTGTAGTGTTATTGATAAAAACTTCTGCGATAGTCTTGTTAAGTGTGGTGTAGTTGAAGATGATAATTATAAGTTCTTACAGAGTATCCAATACTTATATGGTGGCTATGATCCAGACAAGAAAGGATATGTAGATATAACAGTGAGGGAGGTAGCTGATGAAGACATGCAGGAAGTGTAAGGAAGAGAGAGAAGCAGAACACTTTACTAAAAACTCTGAGAGGTCTGATGGGTTATCTTCTTATTGTAGGACCTGTTCTAGAAAGATAAATAAAGATAGGTATGACTCCTTAGATGTAGGTACTAAGAGAAAGTATAGAAAGAAAGGGTACCTAGCATTTAGATATGGAATAACAGCTGAGGAATATGATAGGTGTATGGCTACTTCAGACTGCTGTGAGAAGTGTGGTGTAATACCTACTGACAAGAATAAGACCAATAAGCACCCAACTTCCCTAGTATATGACCATTGTCATGTTACAGGAAAGTTTAGAGGTGTATTGTGTAATGCATGTAACATGAGCATAGGGCGATTAGGGGATACCTTAGAAGGAATTAAGGAAGCTTATGATTATATGTTAAGACATTATGAAGTTAAGGAGGTCAAGCTTAATGGCTAACATGGCATGTGATAAGTGTGGCTCAAGTGATGGTGCTCAGTTCTATGAAGATACTGGGCTAATCCATTGCTTTGTGTGTGAGGCTACCTACAAAGGAACAGAGGGAGATACAGCTCCAATGAACGAGTTTAAAAATGAAGAACTACCAGAATTAATAGAGATAGATAAGAGTATTAGGGGAATCAGCCCTAAAATATTCAAGCAATTTAGTTACTTAAAAGATAGCACGGGTGCTCATGCGGCTCAGATGTATGACACAACGGGTAAAGTTGTAGCAGTTAAGATGAGATATAGAGATAAGACCTTTAGTTGGAAGGGTGATGCTAAGTCTGCAGTCCCATTCGGTATGAACCAATGGAGACAAGGTGGTAAGGCTATCTACATTACAGAGGGTGAGATAGATGCTATGAGTATAGCTCAGGCATTGGGTGGTAAGTACCCCGTAATCTCAGTAAGTAATGGTGCCGCTAGTGCTAAGAAGGACTTGAAGAAACATATAGAGTTCTTGAATAGCTTTGATAAGATAGTATTATGGTTAGACAATGATGAGCCAGGTAGGAAAGCAACACAAGATGTTAGTAGTTTATTCCCCCCAGGTAAGGTATTCACAGTTCAATGTAGTGAGTACAAAGATGCCAATGCTGTATTACAAGCAGAAGGTAAGCCTGGTGTACTTAGATACTACTATGAGACTAAGAAGTATACACCCGATGGTATTGTATCAGGTAGTAGCCTAGATTTTGAGAAAGTTGTATCTATAGATGATAGTCAATCATACATGACACCATACTCAGGCATCAATAAGATGTTAAGAGGCTTAAGAAAGGGTGAGTTAGTAACCTTTACAGCAGGGTCAGGTATGGGTAAGACAACAGCAGTTAGAGAGATAGCCTATGATTTACTTATGAGACATAATCTTAAGGTAGGTTGGGTAGCTCTTGAAGAAAATACTCAGCGAAGTGCATTAGGATTCATGGGACTACACCTAGATACACCTATATACCTACAAGAAGAGCGAGAGAAGTTTGATAAAGATCAGATGAAGATAGCCTATGAGGATGTAATAGCCAATGATAGGCTCTTCTTCTATGACCACTGGGGGTCCTTAGAGAGTGATAACCTAGTGAATAAGCTTAGATTTCTAGCAGTAGGGGCAGAGGTAGACTTTATCTTCTTAGACCATATTAGTATTGTGGTATCAGGTGGACAGAATGGTGATAATGAACGGGTAGCTATTGATAACCTAATGACAGCACTAAGATCATTAGCAGAGGAAACTCAGGTAGGTATAGTTATTATATCCCATCTTAGAAGAGCACAAGGAGACAAAGGCTTTGAGAATGGACATGAGGTAACACTTAGTCACTTAAGAGGCTCTGGAGGTATCGCACAGCTCTCTGATGCAGTAGTAGCACTAGAGAGAGACCAACAAGCCGAAGAAGATAGCAATGTAGGGAATGTTCGTGTACTAAAGAATAGGTACACTGGAGAGAATGGACTAGCAGGTAAGGTTAAGTATTATAAAGATACTGGCAGACTACTAGACTATGAAGGAACTACAGAAGAAGGAGGGTTTGCAAATGAAGAAGAACTCCCAGCCGACTTCTAAGTCACTGGAATCGGAAAATAATGCAAAAATATCAGGTCAAGTCACTAAAACATTAATATTTGACATAGAAACAGACAACCTACTACTAGATGTGAAGAACTTTTGGGTAGGGGTTACATATTGTATAGAGACTAAGGAAATAGTAGTCTATAGGGATGCAACTAAGCTATGTAGAAGCCTTCAAGAGGCAGATACAATAGTAGGACATAACATTATAGGTTATGACATCCCAGTGCTCTTTAAATTAACAGGTATAGACATCAAAACAGAGGTAGTAGATACATTATTACTAGCTAAGTTAGTCTATTACGATAAAGATAAAGGTTGGGGCCATAGTTTAGATGCTTATGGTGAAAGACTTGGTGAAAAGAAAGGGAATTATAATGATTGGAGTAAGTACACGGCTGAGATGGAGAAATACTGTATACAAGATGTTAAGGTTACACAGAAACTCTATGCGCACCTTAAAAGGAAAGCGACTTGGCTCCCTAAAGAAGCTCTCGAGTTGGAACAAGAAGTACAACGAATAGTTACTAAACAATACATAAACGGATGGAAATTTGATGAGAAAAAAGCAAAGGCACTACACATCGAGCTTGTACAAGAAAAAGAGACCGCTGAGCAAGCTTTATGGGATACTTTCGAGCCTAAATTCCTCCCTGATGGTAAGATTAAGACACCTAAACGTCCTTTTCGCAGGATGGGTGTCTCTACAGTGGGTCCTCATCAGCCTATTAAGCTTAGAGTATTTAATCCTGGTTCTGGCAATCATGTCGTATGGTGGGTGGAGTCATTTCTAGGTAAGCAGAAATGGGTACTAACAGATAAGGGAAGTCCAAAGACAGATGCTGAGACACTCAAAGATATGTTTGAAGATAGTGTATTCCTTAAACCACTCCTCCATTACTTAGAAGTTAATAAACTATTAGGTATGGTAGCTGATGGTAGTAAGGCATGGCTCAAGCTAGTAAGAGATGACGGTCGAATACATGGTGGGATAGACATACTGGGTGCTGTTAGTGGTAGAGCTACTCACTCCTCCCCAAATATGAGTCAAGTACCTAGTATTAGATCATATAAAGGTAAGGAGTCTAGAGATTTATTCATTGTTGATAGAGGTGAGGCTCTAGTTGGTTGCGACTTGAGTGGTGTAGAGCTTAGATGTCTAGCACACTTCCTCCACCCTTATGACAAGGGAAGATATGCAGATATTATCATGCAAGGGGATATACATACAGCTAATCAGAAAGCTGCTGGGTTACCTACTAGGGATCAAGCAAAGACATTCTGTTACGGTGTTATCTACGGTGCAGGTGATGCTAAGATTGGTGAGATCGTAGGTGGTACAGCTAAAGAAGGTAAGAAACTAAAAGCTAACTTCTTTAAAGGTACTCCAGGATACTTACAACTAACACAGGCTGTGTCTAAGGCCGCTAAGAAGAGATGGCTAAGAGGTATAACAGGTAGGAGACTACGAGTTAGATCACCTCACTCAGCCCTTAATGTATTACTACAATCATTAGGCTCTTACATTAGTAAGTATTGGATGGTAGAATTTCACCGTGTCATTGAGGAAGAGGGTATATTAGTATCTCAGCTAGGATGGTCACACGATGAGATAAATGTATCTTGTAAGGAAAGCGATTCAGAAAAAGTCGCTAAAATCTTAGAGCAAACATCTATTTCAGCTTGTGAGAATGTAGGTATTAGAATGCCGATAGAGTCAGAGAGTAAGATCGGAAGGAGCTGGTTGGATGTACATTAGACAGTGCACAATATGTAAGATACGAGCATACAATACGTATGACTTAGAGTTCTTTGTTAAGAACAAGCGGCATCTACATGGGAGACTGAATAGATGTAAGCCTTGCTCTAATAAGATAGGAAGAACAAAAGGTGCAGGTGCTAAAGAGAAGTATCAAGTTAATAAACGATACAATAAAAGCCGAGAAGATTACATAACCAACATGAGAAGCTCTAAGATTTGTCAGATATGTGGTAGTGGGGAGAAGAAACTATGCTATGACCACGACCATAAGACAGATAAGTTTAGAGGTGTACTTTGTAGAGGATGTAATGCTTCAATAGGACAGCTAGGTGATACAGCTGAGACAGTAGGTAAGGCCTATAAATATTTAATTAAGTGTGAGACTAAATCTCATGGAGGGATAAATAAGATGGAAGATACGAACCCAAACGAACTAATGGAGGCACTCGATGTATTCAAAGAGAAGTATGGAGAGGACGAACCTATAGATATGTTTAAAATAGATGATATAATACGGGAGCTTAGACAGAAGCAAACTAAAGGTAAAAAGGAAAAGAAGTAATGGAAGGCACAATGATGAGAGGGACAGTTTGGGTAGAGGAAGTACAGGATTGGAATGAAGATAGAGATAACTTAAACTACAAGCCAGCACTAGAGTTTGCTATGTTAGATGAGGAAGTCGAAGAGTTTATGGAAGCATCTCTAGCAGATGATATCGTAGGTCAAGCTGATGCACTAGCAGATATACTAGTAGTAGCAACGGGTTCTCTTTACAAGTTAGTAGGTGGTGATAAGTATAAGTTTGATGATGTTATGCTAGCTGTTACAGCCGCTAATAATTGTAAGTCATACATCAAGAATGAGCAAGGTAAGATCATTAAGAATGCAGGGTTTGTTGGACCAGAGATTATGATTCAAGGCATCTTAGATGATTAGATATTCAGGTGAAGATTCATATGCTATCCCTAGTGGTGCATATGATGGTACAGGTAGTCCCTCTGAGGCTGCCGCTAGACAGGTTGGAGGGGATCACTATAAGACAGAGATACAACCGTGGGATTATATTGTATCTAACAAGATGGGTTACTTAGAAGGTAATATTATTAAGTATGTAAGTAGATACAAGAATAAGAATGGACTAGAGGATTTACTTAAGGCCCAACATTATCTAGAAAAATTGATAGAGGAGGAGAGCAAGTAATGAATACAAAAGTACAGCAGGGTTGGTTGAAGAGTATGTACCGACCTAAAGATTGTGAGTATAGTGTAACTGATCTAACTATGAGTTCAGCACAGCTATGGGCTAAGGCACACACAGTATTTGATTCTGATAAGGCAAGTAAAACTGTAGGCTTCAAGTCTTTTCTAGGTAGTGCATTACATAAAGTAATAGAAGAACAAGATGAAGATGGTACTGTTAAAGAGTTTAGCTGGGTAAGAACATTAGCAGATGGTACTAGAATTGGTGGTACTTGTGATGAACTTAGATGGAGATACTCAGTAAACAAGTGGAGACTAGGGGATGTTAAACTTAAAGGTGACTACCCTACTAAGAAGTTTATAGGTATAGGTACTAAGGCTAATCCAAATCCTAAACCTGAGCAAGAGAAAGAACAACTACAGATGAGTATCTATAGATGGTTGTTTGAGGGACTGTTTGATATAGAAGACAAGGGTGTTATCTATTTATTCACACCAGGTCATGCTTCTTATGCGGCATACCCTGAGTATCAAGAGGTATGGTTAGACCTACTACCTATATCTACTATTGATACATACATCAAAGGGAAACTAGCAGTGACACAGATGGATAAACAACCAGAGAAGGACTGCCCTGATTGGATGTGTAACTACTGTTCATATCAAGAGGTATGTAAATATTATGAGGCACCAAAAGAAGAGTGCATGGAAGGGTTTAAAAATGAAAGAAAATAAGAGAGGTTGGGATGGGCTACCAGAGTTTAGTAAACAGATGTATACGGAAAGATATTTTGAGGCAGGTGAGAGCTATGACCAATGGCTTATTAGAGTATCAACAGCTTACTCCGACGACCAGGCACATGCTAGAAGAATTAGAAGTTACATCAGAGAGTATTGGTTCCATCCATCTACTCCTGTATCCAGTAATGCAGGTCTCCCAGCTAGAGGTCTTCCTATCAGTTGTTATACCAATGAAGTTGAAGATAGCAAAGCTGGCATCTTTTCTACATGGGAGGAAAACAACTGGCTTGGATCTTATGGAGGAGGAATTGGTACAACTTGGTCTAACGTTAGAGGACTTGGTGAGAGCATTGGCGGATCTGGAAAGTCAAGTGGTATCATACCATTCATTAAGGTATCAGACTCCACAACCTTGGCGGTATCTCAAGGAGGCTTACGAAGAGCTAGTCAGGCGGTGTACCTTGATGTATCACACCCTGAAGTTCTGGAATTCATAGACATACGAAGACCTACTGGAGATTCGGAGAGAAGATCTACTAACATCCATCATGGTATTAGTATTTCAGATGAGTTTATGTATGCTGTAATGGATAGAAAGAGTTGGAGATTGATTAGTCCTAAAACAGGTAAGGTAGTAGATACAGTTGATGCCTTTGATGTATGGAAGAAGATACTAGTAAGTAGAGTAGAGACAGGTGAACCATACATCTTCTTTAAAGATACTGCTAATAGAAATAGTCCTATGGAATACAAGGGACACTCAAGATATATTAGTACGAGTAACCTATGTAGTGAGATCATGTTACATACAGATAAGGAAACATCAGGTGTATGTTGTCTGACTTCAGTAAACTTAGAGAACTTCTATGAGTGGGAAGCTGATGATATGTTCTTAGAAGACATACATAGATACACAGATAATGTACTCCAGTCATTCATAGATTTAACTGAGAACAAGGAAGGGTTCTACAAGGCTCGTAGAGGTGCCTTAGAGGAACGAAGTATAGGGATAGGTACTATGGGTCTCCACAGTCTGTTCCAGTCTCAGGGGCTTCCTATGGACTCTCTATCAGCAGGCTATCTTGTTACTAAGATGTACTCTCATATAGCAAAGGGACTCGAGATTAGTAACAAAAAACTAGGGGCAGAGAAAGGAACAGCTGGAATATCAGACAGCAATAGGAATGTAAATGTAACAGCCATTGCACCTACTGCTAGTATTAGTACACTATGTAATCTAACCTCACCAGGGATTGATCCTAGAGTAAGTAATATATATACAGCTAAGACTAATGTAGGTAGCTATACTATTAAGAACAAGTACCTAGTTGATATGCTTAAGAGATATGATAAGGATACTGAAGAGGTATGGAAGTCTATCAATAAGTATCAAGGTAGTGTCATGCACTTAGACTGGATGAATCAAGAGGACAAGGACATCTTCAAGACAGCCTTTGAGATAGACAATAGATTTATCATAAAGAACACAGGTATTATGCAAGAGTATATAACACAGGGTATAAGCTGTAATCTATTTCTATCAGCAGACATTCATGTTGGTACACTATATGATATACACATGGCAGCATGGTCAAGTGAGCTTAAGAGTCTATACTATGTTAGAAGTCAAGCAATCAATAGAGCTTCGGTTGGTGAGCAAGAGAGAATTAAACTAGAAGAGGATACATGTCTTGGATGTGCTTAAACTATACAAACTAAGAGGAGAAATACAGATGATAAAAACATTAAACTTTATTAAGAAATATAGAATGTCCCTAGCAATAGCTGGCGGACTTATCAGTCTTTGGACTATCGTACTAATTCAATATACATAAACAACAAGGAGAGAAGATGTCATTACTAAAGAGCGAGAGAAATTTTAAACCAATGCACTACCCAGAGGCATATGATTACTGGGAGAAACACGAGAAGATGCACTGGCTCTTCGATGAGGTACCTTTAGCAGATGATGTTATGGATTATAATAATGCTGATGATGAAGAGAAGAAGTTTATCTCAGATGTAATGTTACTATTTACACAGAATGATATTGAAGTATCTAGTGGGTACACTATGCTACTCAGAGTGTTCAAGCCTACAGAAGTACAGATGATGCTTCACGGGTTTGCCGCTAGAGAGCAAGTACATATCGCAGCCTATAGTCTCTTCACTGAGACATTAGGTTTTGATGATAGTTTCTATACTGAGTTCTTGAATGTACCAGAGATGAAAGTTAAGGTAGACTACTTAGAGAACACTAAGATATATAAGTATGAAGAGTATGTAGCAGCAGGTAAAGACCCTGAAGTTGAGTACAAGAAAGACATGCTCAAAGTCCTTGCAGTATATGCAACAGCTACAGAGGGTATCAGTTTGTTCGCACAGTTTGCTATGCTTCTTAAGTACCAACAACTTAACAAGTACAAAGGTCTAGGTACAATAGTAGAGTGGTCTATTAAAGATGAGGAGATGCATGTACAAGGTAACTCATGGTTATTCAGAAAGTTTGTAGAGGAAAATCCAGAGGCTCTAACAGATGATGTTAAGAAACATATCTACTCTTCAGTAAGACAGATAGTAAGATACGAATGTAATCTAGTAGACTACCTCAACCCACCTCACATGGACAAGGAAGAGATCAAGGAGTACATCAGATTTACAGCAGATCAAAGACTTAAACTGATAGGCTTCAAGGCTAACTATATGATTGAAAAGAACCCACTACCTTTCATGGAAGATCTTACTGGTGCTGTACTAACTAATATGTTTGAAGGTAAAGTAACTGAGTATTCTAAGGGAAGCCTACAAGGTTCGTGGGATGTCCTAAAGAAGGGAATGTAGGAAGTCCACAAACAGAACAGTAAGGGAAAAGTATTCAGACTACAATAGTTAGTAACTATAAAAGACAGTAAGTACAGTCAGTGTGCTTGGATACTTATAACTATTCCCTTCACATTGAGGAGAGAGAATGATACAAGAGATAGCTGTAACTTTAATGGATGAGGATGAAGTATATCCTTATGACTTAGATGGAAGCACAAGAGGTAAAGAACTAGAAGTATTACTTACTAATATATGTAGTATGCTAGGAGATGTAGGTACCTTAACAGAAGGTAAAGCAGATGTAGAGTTTGCACTTGGAGTTGTAGCCACTTATATAATGGCTAAACAGAGAGACAAACTACCACTGGGAACTAAACCCCCACAAGTAATCTTTGATGATGTATTATTCCCACAGATAGATAATTATGAGGAAGTGATAGTAGAAGAAATAGGAGAGGATGAAGATGGAGAACAGCTACTTACTAGAGAAACTGAAGCTGAGGTATCCTAATCAACTCCCAACAGAGTCAATAGACTCATTTGAGTATGGGAAATTACTAGGACAACAAGAGGTTATACTGTATATATATACAATATTAGATAGCAATGATAGAGAAAATCAACAGGAGAATATAAAATAATGTTAAACTTACACAAAAAATTACTAGGTGAAGTACCAAGTACATATAATGGTGGTGGTAAATCAGGTGGAGGCAAAATAGCAACACCTTCTCCAGTCACAACAAAAACAGTAGTAGGAGATAAACTCTCTGCTCAAGGTAAAACATTTAATATGGCAGAAGAAGAAGGTAAAATAGCCTCTGTTAAGAAAGCATCTAAAGGTACAAGAGGATTACAGATCCCTCTAGCTGATAGTATGAAAGCTGCTAATACGGGTGTACAACTCTAAGGAAAATAAATGATAGAAACTAAACAGAAGGAACTAAGTAAGTTTCAAGAAAAATATGGTACTGCTAAGGACTTCTACAAGGAGAATCTATCTATAAGAAATGGACTAGAGCAGGAATGGAGAGATGCTTCACAGCTTACTCTTCCTTACATATTCCCAGTTGAGGAGCAGAGTGAGTCGGCTATTATGCCTTCTCCTTTCAACTCAGTTGGTGCATCAGGGGTTAATACATTAGCTAGTAAACTACTACTAGCATTGCTTCCTCCAACAGGTGTGTTCTTTAGATTACTTCCAGATAAGAAAGTATTAGAAGGTGTACCCCCAGATGGTATTAAACAATTAGATAGTGAGTTAGCTCAGGTAGAGAATGATGTAGTAGAGTATATTAATCAAACTGCTATGAGAGTACCCGTCTATGAAGCTATTAAGTTACTTATAGTAACAGGTAATACTATGCTGTACAAGATACCTGGTGGAAGCTTTAAAGTATTCAGCCCATACCAGTATGTAGTACAAAGAGACTATGTAGGAAACATGATTAGTGCTTGTATCAAAGAGCAGATGAGTGTTGATGTACTACCAGAGAGCATAATAGCAGAGATAGATATTACTACTAGTGAAGATAGTATCTCTAGTGATTCTACAAGTAAGCAAGTTAATGTATATACTATGATTGTCAGAGAAGGACCTAATAAGTATGTAGTATGGCAGGAAGTAAATGAGATGGTGGTAGAAGGCTCAGAGAAGTCTTACGATCAAGAAGGTTTACCATACTTACTACTTAGATGGACTACAGTTAATAACGAAGCATATGGTAGAGGACTAGTGGAACAATACTTAGGAGACCTACGAAGCTTAGAGGGACTTACACAGACTATTGTGGAAGGTGCAGGAATATCTGCTATGCACTTATTTGGTTTAAGACCAGGTAGTACACTCAAGGTAGAAGATCTAAACAATGCTGAGAATGGTGCATTTGTATTAGGTGATTTAGAGAGAGAAGTAAGTACACTCCAAGTAAATAAAGGAGCAGACCTACAAGTACCAATGCAATTAATGCAACAACTGGAAGCTAGAGTTAGCCGAGCCTTTATGAATTTAGGTAACGGTGGGATCAGAAACTCAGAGAGAACAACAGCTACTGAAGTTAGAGCAACAGCAGCAGAACTGGAGGCAACACTAGGTGGAGTCTTTAGTGTATTAGCAAGTGAATTCCAAGCCCCTCTTATTATATTAATACTTAAGGAGTTAAACCCTAAAGTTCTTAAAGTAGCTATACCATCAGTGACTACAGGTATCAGTGCTATTAGTAGAGAGAAGGATTTTACTAATCTTAATACTATGCTCCAGGCTATATCACAATTAGGCCCAGACATTATAGGACAGTATCTTAATATACCTGCATACCTAGGACAGATAGCAACATCATTAGGAATGAGTCCTTCCGATATAGTTAAATCTCCTGAGCAGAGACAACAAGAACAAGATCAAGCACAACAACAGCAACAACAGATGATGCAACAGCAGCAACAAGGACAGATGGATCTTGAGGCACAGAAACAACAAGGAAGTCAGTAATATGGATGTACCATACAAACTAGAACCAAAACAACCAACAACAAACAAAAGGGAGAACAAGTAACATGGAAGGAGAGAGCATAATAGCAGAACAATCAGAGGTACTAACCGATGGAGAAGTGGCTAATATTGTAGAAGGTACAGAACCCGAAGAGGCTGTACTACCTAGTGATAAAGTAGAATTTGAGATACCTGAGAAGTTCAAAGGTAAGTCGGCTGAGGATATTGCTAAAGCCTATATGGAACTAGAGAAGATGAAAGGTAAACAACCTCTTGAAGAAGAAGTTGAAGAGGAGAAGGAAGTAAGAGATGAGCCTCCAGAAGCATCAGCAGATAAGGAAGCATATAGTAAGTATGTAGAGTTATTTGAAAAGAATGGAGAACTATCAGAAGCTGAGTATGCTGAACTTGATAAAGCAGGTTACAGTAAGGAAGTAGTGGATGGTGAGATAGCTAGAGTCAGTGAACAAAAAGAGTTCGAAGCTTTCCGAGCAGACAAGAAACTAAATTCTATATTAGAACCATTAGGTGGAGGTACAGATAAGTTTAAAGAGGTGGCAGCTTGGGCCAATGAAGCTAAACCAGCAGAGGATGTTAAAGCTTTTAATGAAGCACTAGCAGAGTCTAATGTTATAGCTCAACAGGCTATGCTTAGAGGATTATATGCAGAGTATGAAGCATCCAATAAAGATACTGATACTGTACTCCACTCAGGTAGTAGACAGACTACTCCTAGCAAAGGGTATAAGACTCAGGAAGAATTCTTTAAAGATGTAGGGTCAAAAGAGTATAAGAATAATCCCACATATAGAGCAGCAGTAGAGAAGAAAATGGCACTTAGTGGTGATCTCTTCTAGATCCCCTCTGGGGGCTCTCAAGCTCCAATAGGGTGCATCCAATCCTCTCTCCTTGGGTGCATCTTCTTGGGCCTTGAGAGACTACTTACGAGTAGAAATGATAGATAACTCTAAACAAACAGTTTGAAATAGAGTGTAGTGTATGCTACAGATAGACAATATACAATAGTATATGATAAGACCCTCACAGGGCAGGAGAATTACAAACATGGGTAACGTAGTAGCAACAACACCAAGTAAAGACGCAGCAAGATCAACAGCACTTAAGTTATATTCAGGAGAAGTTATTAAAGCTTTCCGTGAAAAGAACATTGGATTAGGACTTATCAAGGGTCGTACAATTGCAGGTGGTAAGACAGCACAATTCATTGTAACAGGTGCAGCATCTGAAGGTGACATCCAGACACACGTTAGAGGACAAGAAGTAATCAATAAGGTACTTGCTAATGATGAAGTAACTATCACAGTAGATACTAGATATGTACACTCTCACTTCCTAGATACATTAGATGAGAAATTAGCTCAGTACGAAGTTAGAGGCGAGTTAGCATTTCAATCAGGTGAAGTATTAGCTACTAAGATTGATAAAGATATATTCAAACTAGTAGGTAACACAGTAAAAGTAATGACTCCTCTAGCAGGACAGAGCGCTGCAGGTACTACTGCAATGACAAGCTTCACAACTGCTGATGCTGAGACTAAAGGTAACAAGATTATTGCAGCACTTTATGTAGCTAAGGCTAAACTAAATGCTAAGAATGTTACAGCAACTCCATCAGTTATTGTAGCTCCAGAAGATTACTACAATATCGTACAATCTGCAAAAGGTGTAAATTCAGATTTCACTAGCAACAACGGTGGTATTGATTCAGGTATGATTAGACAAGTAGCAGGTTTCTCTATCGGTTGGACTAACAACTTAGATAAAGTAGCTAACACTAAACTTATTGCACTAATGTTTACACCAGATGTAGCAGGTGTAGTTAAAGCTATGGATATTCAATCAGAGTCTAACTATGATTTCCGTAGACTAGGTTATCAGTTAACTTCATTCTATGCTTTAGGTATGGGAGCTTTAAATCCAACAGGACTTGAAGTAATTAACTCAAACTAGTATTACTAATATATAGGCCTCCTCTTAGGGGGAGTCTTATTATGTTAATATATAATATAAAAGGAGACTATTAATAATGGCAGACATAATATTTCAGAACGGGGCTATTTGGGTAAGATCAGAGCTTAACATGGTGAATGATTCTTTACTAGCGATAGGTGAAACTCCTTTTGTAGAGGGTACAATAGTAGATACACTACCGATTGGTTCGGATGGTGAGATAGCAAAGAGACTAATTAGAGCTACAATGATTGAGGTACAATCAAGAGGTTGGTATTTTAATATAGACTATAACTTCCCATTGATACCAGATTCATTTGGCTTTATTACTATGCCTCCTAATACTCTAAGACTTGACTTTGGGCGAAGAGAAGGCAACAGATATGCAGAGAAGAATGGTAAAGTATATGATTATCTAGATCAGACTTATGTTATAGAGGAGCATCTTGAAGCAGATGTTGTATGGTTAGTGGATTATGCAGAGCTACCAGCAGAAGCATATGAGTATATCTCAGCAAGAGCAGCTAGAAAAACTCAACAGAAGATAATAGGATCAAGTGAGACAGACGCATTTACTGTAAGAGATGAAGGTGATGCTTATACTAACTTAATGAGAAGACAACTACAAAGCCAGGACTACTCTATTCAGAATAGTAGAGTCTCAACAAGAACACATAGTGGGTTTCTAATGACATCATTATATGGAAATAAAGGTAGGAGAAAATACTAGATGCCAGGAGCACTATTAAATAATACACTATCACATTTAGCTGATGGTGTTACAGAGCAATACCAAGAGGGTAGATATGAGACACAGGTAGGTGGTATGCTTAATTGTATTCCATCTATTACTAGAGGTATCCTTAGAAGAAATCCAGTACAGAGTATTGGTAGTCTATCCTCACCAGAGATGCCCACTAATATTATAGGAACAGTAGACCTTAGTGATTCATTTGTATACTCATATGATAGAGGGACAGAAGATGAGCAGTATTTTATTGTAATACCTGGTGATGGTTATATGCACGTATGTAATGCTAATACAGGCGACCACTTATATACTAACCCTACAAAGAGTGATTATTTAACCAAACCACCATATACAGATGCCAAGGAAGTCTTTAAGGCTATTACAATAGGGGATCATACCTTCATAGTTAATACTACTATTAAGACAGCCTTCACAGAAGAGGTAGCATCATCAGATGGTTTTGCTAATATGGCTCTCTATTGGATCAAGAAGACTACAGCCGTCACAGCAGAGCAGTTTCAGGATGATACAAGTGTAGGAATTCTGTCACTCGGTTATGATTATAAGCTAAATGGTATGTCAGTAAGAGGTGAGAAAGATACTAGAACAGGTTATACAGACCCAGAGCTAGATACAGCTAATAGTATTGCAGCTAAGTTTATTACAGATACTGCGGAGAGTCTTGTAGACCAAGTAAGTAATTCAGTAGCTTATAATGATAATTTTACACACACTGATTTTAGTTGGAGTGATTCTTTCGGAGATGCAGCCTCACTAGGGGTATGGAAAACAATAGATGATGCAGATGATCTACCTGTCAACCTACCACAAGACTTAGATGGATTTATTGTACAAGTATCTGGTGGTACATCTGTAGAGTTTGATGATTTCTATCTACAGTATGACTATGGGTCTAAGAACTGGACAGAGGTACCTAAACCTGGTGTACAGACTACATTAGATGCTAGTACAATGCCTCATGTTCTTTATAGAACAGATCTAAACCCACAAACAGGACTCAACTTTGAGTTTGGAGAGTTTAGGAAGGTACTACCTGTATTTGATGCGGGTGATGTTAATGCCATCGCAGCCTCAACAGCTGCTTCATTAGCCGCTGAAGAAGCTCAAGCTACTGCTGATGCCTCTCAATTTGAGGTTGATGAAGCTGAGGCTGATATTGATGCACTTAGTGTATTATATGATGAAGCGGTTGCTGCTAGAATCCTAGCTGATGAGTTAGTAGCAGCGGCCTACAACCCTGTATTCGATGGTTCAAATGCCTATATATACACTGCATACCCTGCATACTTAGCGTTGACAGTATTAGCAGATGCGGCCTTAGCCACTGAGTTAGCAGCTCTAGCTAGTCTAGTAGCCGCTCAAGCTCTTCTTCCTGATCTTATAACTACAGCTGAGAACGATCAAATAGATGCAGATATAGCTCAAGCTGCTGCTGATGTAGCTCAAGCTGCTGCCTTAGCCGCTCAAGCTGCAGAGGATACTTGGTTAGGTGAATCCGCATGGGGTAAAAGAGGAGCAGGTGGTGGAGGTGATCTAGATGATCCTTCATTTATCGGTAAAGCTATTAGTGGTATCTTCTTCCATAAGAATAGACTGGGGTTCCTAACAGGTGACTCTATGGTGTTATCTATTACATCAGACTATGGTAACTTCTTCTTTCAGACAGTGCAGAATGTACTAGATGATGATCCTATTGACTTAGCTATTGCTTCTACAGATGTTAATATTCTTAGACATGCAGTATCTACAGCAGGTACACTACTGATATTCTCAGATACTACACAGTATAGTTTATCGGCAGTAAACAATGGTCCGCTTACACCTTCTTCATCAACATTGGTGGCGTTAAGTAACTATACATATTCTAATAATGCAGCAGCTAAGGCTATTGCTAATAAGGTATACTTCACGAATACAGTAGGTAACTACTCACAGGTATATACATATAGAGTTACTAACTTAACAGATGGACAGAGTGAAGCCCATCCAATGACTACACACCTACCTACTTATATCTCTAAGGATTTAGAGTATCTAATAGGACATGATGTACTAGGGTATACATTCATTAAAGAAAAGAATTCAGCTGCCAATGAAATAGTAGTATTAACTACAACCTCAACAGGTACTGATGATGTACAGAATGCTTGGCACCGATGGAGCTTTGCTAAAGACTTCACTAGTATACATATCATTAAGAACGACCTATATATTGTATTCAGTGATGGTGATCTAGGTTTAGTATCATTAGAGATACCAGGAAGTATAGATGAGATAGTATATGAGGATGTATTTTCTCTTGGAATTACTGCAAACTATAAATCTGAGATACTATTCTCTGAGTTCTTTGTTAGAGATGCAAAGGGTAAAGGAACAGTTAGAGGTAGATACCAATTAAGAACTATGCAGTATACGGTTGATGAGGATTCTTTCTACAAAACAACAGTAGCAAATCTAAACAATAGTATACTTAATAGTAATACTATGTATGGACCTAACTGGAATGTTGCAGATACTTGGAATGATGATCTCATATGGGCAGATATTGATCCATACTATGAGAGAGTATACTCAAACGATGATAAAGTTACTATTATGGGTAACAGTAAGACAACTATACTACGATTTAGTGAGGATGGGGAGAACCCAACGAAAGGTTTTGAGTTAGCTACAGTTAATGTAGAAGGACTTATGCACCAA